CAATACACCCTGGCAGCCAATGTCTTCGGAGAAACAATGGCGCTGTACAGCGACTCGTATTACGGATCGAAACTGTACGAGCACGCCAGAGAGTGCTACGTTCTTGAGTCAGTAGATAATGGCTCTCCAGATCCAGACACAGCATGTCAGGGCAATTGCACATACGAATGCAAGAACGAGAGATGGGTTCTTACCTCAGAGTCCTGCTCTGGAGACTGCCGATGCCAAGTGGGGCCAGGGACCCCCTACGACGGGCCATGCACTGACGGAGACACAGCGGAAGACAGTACATGTGCCTCATGGCCAATGCGCAGGAGCCATATCAGGATCGGACAACTGCAGAATTCAGTGTATCAGATGCAGTTCCTGTCAGACCGGGACAGAGACACTCCTGGGTTATGTCGCTACATCTGCAGTTCAGGATCGTGGACTCTGGAGTATGATGGATCAATCATCGATGAATACACCTGCATGGATGCAGCTGACATCCCTGAGAGCATCTTTCCGTGTGAAGATGGTGACTCTGGTTGCTCCAGCGTATTGAAACTGCCGCCTGTCATTGACTTTGATAACCAGACACTGTTTTTCCCGACATCGACAAGCACCACAGCAGCTCCTACATCTACAACTACAGCAGATCCATCGTGCCTGAATAAGCACTGTCTGGTAGGAAACATTACCGAGCCGTACCTGGCGTACTCTGGCTGCCATTCGTGGTACGGACCTGACAGGCGATGCTACTGCGAATTCCCTGAACTCCAGCCAGATGGGACATGGGGAACAGTAGGCAGGGAAGTGAGGGGCATCTTTACATTCGGCACCGGATACATCAGCCAGTGCAAGGCAGCTACGTGCTCCGGAAAGTGTTACTGGAGAGCAACAGAGAGAGGATGGTTGCGTATCAACGACAGCCCATGCGCCCCGTGGTGTGAATGTCCGATGCCAGATGAGCCTGCTGAGCTGTATCGAGATCAGTACGACGGATATTTCGTCACGGTTTGCGGTCAGGAAGTTTGCAAGCCCTGTGAAACTGGCTACTGCAAATGGGTTACCAGCCCAGATGACGGATCATGGAGCCTGGATTCAAACACATGCCCTTCTGACTGCAGCTGCAATCCTAATCCACCAACGGTTGCTCTTGATCTCGGCAACGCCTCAGATGGAACCCCAATCACTGCAGCTTACTATCGTAAGTGCTGCAGCAATACCATCACGTCTACCACAACAGTCAACCCGTCTACAACTACCCCAGTCCCAGCCCTGGCTGAAGGATGCACTGGTCAGTGCAGTTACATCTGCGAGCCTGGCGGGTGGAGAATTACCCACGAAGGGTGCTTTCCTCACGGACAGTGCATGTGCCCAGAACCGTCCACCGAGTGTGAGGATCACGTCTACGATACAACTGAAACAGTGAATTGCGGCTCGACTACCACTACAACAACGACAACAACTACTCTGCCTCCCACAACAACCACTACTTCAACAACATCCACAACGACTACTGAGCCTCCAACCACGACGACATCCACCACTACGAGCACGAGCACAACTTCAACAACTGAACCGCCTGACACAACAACCACAACCACCACCACAACAACAACTGAACCGCCTGACACAACAACCACAACCACCACCACAACAACAACTGAGCCGCCTGAAACGACAACCACAACTACCACAACTACGTTACCGCCGTAGGGGTTGCGTTAGGCCAAATCAGGGGATAACCTGACGCCTCTGACACTCAATGAAGGGATTCGAAATGTCTTTCTATTGCAAAGACCCTCAGAATAAGGGCCTCGGCGACTGGGTCGAGGGCCGCACACACACATTTGGATTGGACAAGCTGGCGAGCTGGTTCGCTAAGAGCGTCCTTGGCAGGCATAGCTGTGGCTGTCCCGAGCGTCGAAATCAGCTGAATTCCCTGTACCCCTGTGGTGTACCAAAGCTGACGATTGGAATTCCCACCTTCAATGATTACGAAGGGCTATGGGGCACAGTCACAAGTATCGTAGAGCAGGCCGAGAGTGCAGGGCTCCTGGACGTTATTGAGATCCTGGTGATTGATCAGTCTCCAGATCCGGGCCCAAAGAATGGAGTCGTCCCTGATCCTCAGGCTGTAGAAGCCGGACTGAAGGGAAAAGCCTTCATCGAAGAGTGGATCAATGGGACCCAAGGTAAGCTGAAGGCTCGATACATCAAGTTCAATGAGGTACTCGGCACTACGATTGCAAAAACACTGGTGTTTCAGGCATCTCAGACCGAGTGGACTCTCTGTGTTGACTCTCATGTCACTCTGGTGGAGAACTCACTGGAGAATACCTACCGCTGGGTCTGTAAGAACAGGACCAATCGAGATCTATTCCACGGAGTTCTCGTTTACGACGGATTCAAAGGCGTAGCGACACATCTTGAGCCTGAATGGCGAGGACAGATGTGGGGGACATGGGCAACCGATGAGAGGGGTGAAAAGGTCTCGATGGAGCCCTTTGAAATTCCTGCCGCTGCCGGTTGGGCATTCATGTGCAGGACCGATGCATGGCTTGGGTACCATCCGCTAATGCGAGGCTTTGGCGGCGAAGAGACCTTCCTGCAGAAGCTGTGGCAGAAGTACGGACGTAAAGTCCATTGCCTTCCATGCCTGCGGGGAATTCACCGGTTTGGTCGCACGGCACAGATGGCTCCTGTTCGCGTTGAGGATAAGATCCGAAATGCAGCACTGGGACTGCAGATGCTGGGAGAGCCTCTGGATGAGATGCGAGACCATTTTGCCGTTCCTTTCGAAGACGAAAACGGGAACATGGTGAAGCATGCAGATGAGAATCTTGTCGACCTTGTCATCGCTGGAGCTGTTTCCGAGCACATGAACTTTGTTACCAGCACTGGAGTCGACATGCCGCTGAACGATCAGCAAATCCAACAGTCAGCTCCTGCCCCTCCGTCTCTCGAAGACCTGTATCAGCAGAAATGCTCAATCCCTTCAGATATCAACGAGCATCTGCCTACACTGAGGAAGTATGCTGAGAGATGTAGCCATGTGACTGAGTTTGGAACACGAGCCGGAGTCAGTACTGTGGCTCTGCTTTCTGCTCATCCGGATGTTCTTCGTACCTGGGATAAACAACAACAGTGTCCGTGTAAGTCTCTGAAGGGGCTTGCCGGAAAGACAGATTTCGAAGCTTTGGAAGGTGACGTCCTGCAGATTGATCCAATTGAAGAAACAGATCTTCTCTTCATCGACACCTATCACAATTCGGAACAGCTGTCTCAGGAATTTCAGCTTCATGCTGATCGATCCCGCAAGTACATTATCCTGCATGACACGACGACTTTCTGGAACAACGGAGAGACATACGACGGAACTGCCAAAATGGGCCTGAAGTATGCCGTTGAGAAGCTACTGTCCACTCGCCCGGAATGGACAATTCTTGAGAGGTTCGAGAACAACAATGGGCTGCTGATTCTGGAAAGAAACGATGGACGATCGAAAACTGATCATAATGGGACCAGGGAGATCCGGGACGTCGTTTCTTCTGAGGCTCTTGGCGGCTCTTGACATTGACTGTGGCGGGGCGGAAGAAGAATTCAATACCGCAATCCGGGCTGGATGTGAATGGGCCAGTTATGAGAGAATGCAGGTCCGAGCATGGTGGAGACGTGCACCGAAGGCTATCAAGAGTCCGCATTTTTCCTTCCAGCTTGACAGGTTTATTTCACAGGGGATGAAAGTCGAGCATGTCTTTATTCCCGTAAGAGACCCAGAAGGAATAGCCCGTTCCAGAGTCGATACAGGACTTCCATGGGACGGTAAAACAGTTGAGCAGAATGTTCGAAAGTCCCGACTCGCTATCGGGTCTTCAGTGGCGTGCTGCCTCAAACACGAACTGCCTTTCACGTTGCTCCCATTCCCTGACTACGTGAAATGCCCAGTGCATCTGAAAGATGCATTTCGAAATGTACCGTCGCTACAGCACATCACCATGCATGGGCTGTGCGATGTATTCTGGCCCCTCACTAAAGAACATGGGATGCTAGCCGATGCAGATGCCATTCGTCGTCGCGATCTGTCCGACAAAGGGACGACCACACCTCATCCCCAACGTGATAAGGATGTGGAAGGCCCAGACGTACCCCGACTCTCGTCGCCAGCTAATCATCTGGGATGACCAACCAAACTTCCTCGATCATCAGGAAGAGAACTGGCAGATCAATTCCTTCCCTGCTGGGCACTTTGAACATATCACATGCAAATACCACAGCATGGTAGAGTATGCCCTGCAGGAGTTCAGGCCCGATTACATCGCCATCTGGGAAGACGATGATATCTACCTGGATCACCATTTGGAGTATTCAGTCAACTGCGACCGCATCTGCAACAAGGGCGTCGTTCGTAACGACCTGGTGTGGACCAATCACCCAGGAGGCCTTGGAGTCGCCAGGCTGTACATTACAGGTGCACCGTATCACGGAAGCTGGGTATTCACACCGAAAGCCTATCGTAAGTGTGGAGGCTACAGCGAGAAGCCGATCGATAAATTCGACATCGATTTCTGCTCTCGATTGGCGTCGAATGGCTGCACCGGACTGTCCGGATACTTTCCTGCCCAGTTCGATCCCATGTGGAGAGGGGTGTTTCCCACGTATGTGTACCGATTTGGCACAACAGGTTACTCGAATGCGTCATCTATCGGGACGAATTTCACAGATGGATACAATGCTGCACACGCAGACATGAACATCTACCCCATACCGCACGACCAATTCGACACAGAAACGCAGTTGCTTCGCGGATTACCTTCAGGTAGCATTCCTGAACATATTCTGACAGATCCAGAATCCATTACAAATGGCCTCGATCTGGACACTGACAGTCCTCCGTAATATCCGCAGGAGTTGACGAATGTCTGCCCTCGTTTTCAATCAATTCAAATATGAATCTGCCAATCAGACTGTCAGCTGGACTTCAGATACCATGAAGGCAGCCCTGGTCATGACGAATACTACGGCAGATACTGAGGAGGACACGACAGACGTTGCGTCCTTCACAACTCTTGATGAGTGTGACGGTGCCAGCTACGCCCGTCAGACTCTTGGCACCAAGACTGTCACCAACGACACGACGAACGATCGTACCGTGTTGGATGCCGCAGACGTGACGTTCTCCTCGCTTGGTGCTGGAACCCGGGCCACTCAGGGCCTGCTGGTGATCCAGGACACGGGCTCAGATGCCACTTCCATTCCAGTGTGCTACATGCCTTTTACGTCGAACCAGACGCATAATGGTTCCGACTTCCCGGTCCAGTTTCCGTCGACCGGTATTCTGCTGCTTACATAAGCCTGAACAGGCAACTTTCCACGCCGGAGAACAGTCCGTATGGCTACTGTGTTAAACAGATCGACGAAGGCCGTGTTGCGTTCCGTCAACACTCCCGAATACCCGGAATCTGGCTGGATTATCAATCCAGACTTGTCTGCCGTTGAGGGGTACGACGCCAAGTACTGGACACTGAATGGGGATGCTGTTGAACTGATGACTCAGGCGGAGCGTGACGCGGTTGACGCGGCGGAGCAAGCTGCAATTGACGCGGCGACAAAAGCGGCAGCTAAAGGGGCTGTCGACCAGACTAACGATCCGTCAACGCGTGTATTGATTGGCATGGCCAAGATCATCCAGGCGGAATTGCAAACCAACAAAGCAGCGATTCAGCAGATCGCAGACCATCTCGGCATCACGCTGAATGTTCCGCTGCGACCGTCTGCGTCAATCGACCAATACCGCGAAGTACTGAAAGGTCTGATCGACAATGGCTAGGACTTTTGAGCTTCATTTCAGCCCTGGCTCGTTCGTCCCTGACGGAGACGCCCAGCTTGTTGCTGGCGACAATCCGTGCGGCATTACTGCCCATGAAGGACGCCCGGCGCTGTCGTACGACGACACGGATGAGGAAGCCGCTGTCAGTGTTGAGACGCAGATGCCGAACTCTTACGCGGCAGGCACACTGAAGGCGGACATTCACTTCGATACTGCTTCGGACGCTACGAACGACGTGGCTTTTGATGTGTTTGTTGAAGCTAAAACGCCGGGTACTGATACGCTCGACATGGAATCGGCGGCAAGCTGGGATTCAGCGAACTCCGGCACAGCGTCAGTTGCCGGCACAACTGCCGGTGATCCGCAGGTGCTGACGATTACGCTGACCAACAAAGACTCCGTTGCTGCTGGCGATCTGTTTCGCATTGGGCTCCGGCGAGATACCGATTCCGCGAATGATGATGTTGTGGGTGACGTTTTCGTGCGATCAGTGGTCGTGTACGAGGAGTCTGCTTGATGGCTCGCGGTTTCGTCTCAACATCACAACAGTGGCTGTCAATGCCCGCGCCAGTCTCTGCTATGCCTTTGACTGTGGCAGCGAGGGGAAGGGTTCCGGTGGATAACGAATTTCACCAGTTGATCGAATTACATCAGGACGGTGCAACAGGGCATAAGTTTGAACTGGCGTTTGCTGGAACAAAGGGACGCGTACGTGTGGCTCCGGGAACGGGGAATGTTACCGCAACAACCGTCACGTCAATTTCAGCGAATACATGGTATAGCTTGGTGGGAGTGGCAACGAGTACCACCTCTCGCACGATTCATATGAGTGACGGAAATTCAGTAACGAATACCGACTCTGTCGGTGCACCAGAGGGAGTGGACATACTCCGAATAGGCAAGTACGGATGGAGCGGCCCCGGTAACGAGCATTATTCCGACGGGGACGAGGCTGAGGTGGCCATCTGGAATATTGCACTGACATCTGCAGAAGCAGCATCTTACAACATCGGCGTGTCCCCGTCTTTGATCAGGCCTAGTAATCTTGTTTGCTACATTCCGTTCGGCGGTCTGAATGGCGAGCACGATTATGACCTAGTCAGTGGCACTCAATTGACGGCCTACAACTCGCCGACTTGGACAGAGCAGCCGAGCAGTCTGATCTATCCGACTGCACCACAGTTGGTACTGCCGTCGTACGTTGAAGCTGGCGACGGCTCGCTCGCCACATCAGCATTCCAGCTCGGCATGTTCATAAACGACTAAGGAGAAGGCATGGCCTCTTTTTCTACACTGGCAACGGCCAATACGACTGGAACGAGCGAAACCACAATTGTGGCTGCTCAGGGCACTAAGAAGGCCATCAATATTACTCATTTGTCGTTCAGCAACACCGATACGACAAATGCCTGCAATGTCACCCTCAAATTCGGAGGTGTGACGAAGTGGGACGGCATTGTTGTTCCGGCTGGACTGGCCCATAACTTCAGCTTCGAACGGCCTGTTCGACTGGACGCCAATGAAGCTCTTTCATTCCAGTCTGACGCCTCTGTCACCACTCTATATGCCAACGTGGCATATTATCTTGATCCAGACGCATCGTAACTGAAAAGGCCCTGCCGGTAGCCATCACACTCACCGACAGGGCCTACAGCCAATACACCTTTCTGGTCGTAAAAACGCATCACCATTGGCCAAAGATTCCTTCCCCAGTTTCAAAAAAGGCCTGGAAAGTTGTATTTCGATGGAATCCGCAACAGCCGGAGCACTCCATGAATGGGTTCAGCCTCTAATCCAGCTTGTTACGGCAGGTGGGTTTGGAGCGCTGGTTTGGTATCTGGTAGTCAAGCATATACCAGCTATCGAGGCCAGGCACAAGGAGGAGCGTCTCGAATGGATGAACTACATCGCCAAGAGAGACGAGAAGCTGGAAGACCTGACAAAAGAATTCATGGAAGCGACTCACGAGTATCAGGCAACAACAGATCGCCTGAAGGATAAGATCGAAGATCTGGAACACACAGTCAGGACTTTGAAGTGAACGATATGTCTCCGCCGAGCAATACTAAAGATCCAAACCGGAGCCTGATGTCCGTATTGGCAGGATGCATCATTTTTTCGATGCTCGCCCTGTCTGCTGTGGGTATCATGCTGGTTTGGACCATGCATGTCCGACCGGCTGATGTCTACCGTGAGGCAAAGACTATCCAAGCTATGATCTCTGAGCTTCAGGACACTATGGACCAGAGAGACTCGGCGAAGGCTGAGGCAGAGCTAGTTATGGATGCGATGGCCTCAACAGGCGAAGCTATTGCTGTCCTGGACAAAAATGGCCTGGTCCTCGCACGGTCTCCTGGTTCTGAAGAGATGTTTGGTGTTACCAAATCAAATGCTCTTGGTTACAGCCCTGCATTCCTGATTCCTCCGGATATGCGAGAAGACCACAGGATGGCCTTTGGCGCACGGATGCGCCGAGATGGTGATCCGATCCAGAATACAGTCTTCTGCACAGCGCAAAAGCATGACGGAGAGAGAATCGACATCAAAATCGACGTCTGGGCTCTTCCGGGAAGAATCGCAGTGGCAATTTTCACTGAAGCAGGGGCCGTCAAGGCACAAGGATAGATGATGCAGCTTGCCGAAAGGCACTTCTAAAGGCTGACTGATGGCTCAAAATGAAATCCAAACGCTCGATCTGTACGGAACTCCGACAGGCGGTACCTGCGACATCATCTTTGATGGCGAGTCTGCTTCTGGCATTGCGTACAATGCGTCTGCAGCAACCGTAGAGTCTGCATTAGAAGCACTGTCGAACATTGGAGCAGGCAATGTCTCGTGTTCTGGGGGGCCATGGCCGGGATCTACTATCACATGCGAGTTTGTCAGCTCTTTGGCTGAGACTGCACTCCCTGAGATGACGATTGACCCGTCTTCTCTTACGGGCGGCTCAATATCTGCAAGCATCTCTGAAACTACGCAAGGCGGCGACGATCTTGGAACTTCACTGAATGCGTACTGGCAGTTTGATGAAAGCTCCGGGAATTCCTTCATATCCGACTGGACTTGGAACCGTCTATCGGATGCTGTTGCGTCTTACGACTTTACAAGGCTGACTGGCGGAGGCGCCGGATCGGGAACCGGGGTGATTTTCGGTTCCCGAACGTGGTCGTCCGGAACCGCCAGCTACGGTACCACCTCTGCACTTTTGGCCAAAGTGACGGCTGATTTCTCATTCTCCATCTGGCTCAAGATGGACACGCTGTCGAGTTTTGATGTCTTTACTGGTAATGTCTCCAGTGGCATTTTCAGTTTGAACTCATGGAGACTGTCGTACGTCCATGGAACAGGTTTCAGATTCAGCGTATACAATGATTCCGGCGTTGCAACCAATCTTGACGCCTCTACGTTTGGGACGATCAGTACCGGAACCTGGTACCATGTCGTAGTCTCGTACGACGTTTCTTCGAAGTCCATGTCTGTGTATGTAGACGGGACTATTTCTGACACAACGACACTCTCTGGAACTGCCCAAACTGCAACAGGGTCAGACCAGTCAAGACTGGGCCAGTCTTTTGCTGCTGGAACGGCAGAGTTAGACCAAGCTGGCCATTGGTCGAGAGTTCTTACGTCCAGCGATGTGTCGCGGCTGTACAATTCTGGAGCAGGCAGGCCCTACCCGTTACCCGGAGCGACCAATGAAGTCCAGACGCTTTCTATTTCCGGGACTCCGTCAACGGGGTCGCTTACTCTGACTTACGGAGGCCAGGACGGCACAGTCAATTATGACGATACAGCTGGAGAGGTTGAATCGGCCCTGGAAAGCCTGTCATCAATAGGCAGCGGCAACGTGACAGGAGGGGGAGGCCCATTGCCTGGAACTCCCGTCACGCTTACTTTTACAGGTGATCTGGCTGGAACAGACATTGATCTCCCGAGCATCAATTATGATCTCCTTCTGTATAAGGTTGCCACTACTCAAGACGGCGCCCCAACCCCTACTCAAACAACCGCTGCATGGTCTAGCAACACACTGACTCCACATATCACTGGTGGCACATCAGCCTGGTCATCAGGAGACATCACTGCAACCGGCAATCCAGAACAGACAACCGCAGCATGGTCAACTGCCTCACTTCAGGCCCCGGGCGTATTTGACGCTGCTGCATCAGGATCATGGACTTCTGGCGTCGTGCTCGCCTCTGCTCCACAGCAGGCTTCCGCCTCCTGGTCGACTGGCACACCAATCCTTCCAGGAGTGTTTTCCGACTCCGCCAGGGCCAAATGGAAGACAGTTCAGTTTGCAGTTATCCCCACCGACACTGTCATGGCTTTCTGGTCCGCAGGTACTGTTTCCGCTGACCATAATCCTGTCAACGTGCCAACCGCAACATGGTCTTCGGACAATGCGATCCCTCGCGTTGCTGTAGACGCTTATGCATCTGCTGCGTGGAGTACTGGCGAACTGACAGTTGAGTTAACACTGGATATTCCATCATCAACATGGGAACTGGCTGCAGATGCACTGTCTCCCGTCATGACGACGCCATCCGCTGCATGGACCTCTACGACTGCATCTCCCGTCCTGATTGCATACCCGTCATATATTGGGTTTGCCACATTCAACCTGATTGACGAAGATCTGGAGATTCTCAATGTCGGCAATGAGGCAGTTCGGTCTCCAGACATTACAGGTGGAACTCTGACGCAGCCTGCCATCACATCCGAATCGTTTACTGCTCCGGGCATCACGTCCGAAACTCTGGACTCATAGGTGTAACATGCCGACTATTCTCGAAGAGACAACTGCAAAATACACCGGTACGCTCACGGATCAGGATGGCAACGCGATCGCCGACACGGCATTGGACGCATTGCTCCTGACTGTCTACAACGCTGACGATGAAACAATCATCCGGACGACTCTCGATGCATTGAACACAAACGGCGTGACAATTGACGGAAGCGGCAACATCGAATGGATAATGGAGCCGTACGAGACAAAGATCAACGATCTAACAATCGATATCAATGATTCCGAAGCTCGCGTGGCACTGTTTGAGTACTATTACTCAGCGATCAGCTCCGGAACGATGTCTTCGAATCCGTTTACTACCACAGAGGACTCAAGCAGTGTATCGGTTTCGCATTCCGCACATGCATTGTCTGTGGACGATCATGTCGTATTTGTTAATGCGGATGACGTTGGCGGCCTGGAGATGGACGGCATTTGGCTCGTCGAGTCAATCACTGACCCGAACACCTACGTCATTCGGCACCGTACAGCTGCAACATCAAGCGAAACCGCTGGTGGAACTCCAGAGTTCTACTACAACGGAAAGTCTGCGAAGCATCAGTACAGATTCAATGTCAAGCGAGTTGATACTGTCTAGTCGTCTGTCTTGATTTCATCCAACGAAACGCTCCCCATTCCAAACTCACCGCCAAGCTCCTGACGGAGCCTGTCTAGCGCTTCGTTCATCGGGCCACTTTCACCAACTCGACTGTAGTCTACAGCTGATGCAAGCTTCTTGCCTTCGCACCACTTTTTCATGACGCCAACGGTCGTTGCGCAGGAAGATCCGTCTTCACGTTGATATGTGACGACATGCCCTTCCTGGGAAGTAATGCGTACTCGCTCTGTCTTCCCATCTCGGTAAATGGTGATCCAGTCCTTGCTATCTGGGATCAGGCCGGACTCTACCAGTCGAGTAGCAATGAACTTGACGAATCCCGGCGGAACAGTCCCGCCACCGATTGTCTGGTACTCGCTGGCCCACTGTTGTATTTTGTCGTGCAGGTTATCCATCGCAGATTGCCTCCAGCCATCGTTTTGACATTTGCTTCCAGTACGGAACTCCCTTGTGGCATATTGTTGACAGGGATCCATACTCCATCTTTGACATGTTCCTCAGTTCCAGAATCGACTGCATCATATGCAGGGCTACGGCTTCTTTTTGGTCCGGATGCCTGCATTCTGGAGAGACGTAGGTTGCGTAGTTTCTAGCGACACCTACAGGTGTTGACACAGTCGGCACTCCACATGCCATCGCTTCCAGGACAGGCAAGGGACCTCCCTCTGAGGCTGCCGTGCACAGGAACACGTCCAGGCTCCTGTACCAGTCTGCCATTCCCTCAGGAGACAGTGAGTCTGGATCAGTCGCTTTGTGGTCGTTCCATTCGAACTCGAATCCGTAGCTGTCGATATTGTTCAATGCCTGCATGACTTCGTGGAACAGGTCCTCGCCCTTATGTCTGCATCCCCGCTGACCAGCCCAGCCAATCCTCATCTTCTGAGTTTCGCACGGCGACTGATCTTTGTTGCGAGCATGATTGTGTGGGTAGAAGATCTTGTGGTCTACAGCAGGCAGGCAAACGCTTGACTTGATGCCGGATTCTTTCTGCAGGCTCTCGTTAAAGAAGATGACGTGATCTGCCCTTGGAAGCAGCTCGTCAGCTCGTTCTTTATTCCGCAGAGCAGTAGTCAGCGACGTGCAGTACCCGGCACTCTCAAGTATCGGGAATGGGTAACTGAACCCCTCATGGGCAACCACCACGCTATTCCTGATGGGCAGTTTGTAGGTTGCTTCAGTCCACGAAAACTGACAGACAGCGTCAAAGTCTGCGTGCCAGTCATCCCGCTGTTTGGTGCGGTAGAACTCAGAACTGTCAACAACTGTTACGCTGTAATCTTCAGGAGCGTATCTCTTAATTCCCGCTGCCATGTGCCCAAAGCACCATTTGTAGGAATCAACGATAAGCAAAACCCTCTTCATTAGTGTACATCTCCTATGAGCGCCAAGCTTGGCGCTACTTCAGATTGCTTCCCACGTCCGATCCTGATAATCGAACGGCTTCACTTCCTGTTGCGTGGCGACCCTGTCCAGCAGGCGGTAGAACCATTTCTCAGGGCCAATCTCTGTTCCGTAGGCATAGTATCCTCGGATGGTTTCCTGTGCGTTTTGTCCGATACGGGACAGCCGGTCGGGATCTTCCAGCAGACTTTCGATTGCGTCCTGAAATGCCTCTGGATCCTTATCGACAACAATGCAGTTTTCTCCGTCGACACCGAACTCAGGAACATTTCCGATCCAGGTGGTGATTGGAGCGCACCCACACGCCATAGCCTCCATTAGAGATGACGGTCCTCCACCTTCTGTCCTGGACGCACAGAGATAGATCTTACTCCTGGAATACCACTCTCGCTGTTGCCCAACAGTAAAGATCGAATTTGCTTCGGCATTCAGGATTGGCCTGAATGAAGTCTTGCACTTCAGGCTTTCCTCAAGCGGAATTATTACGTCCTGGAACCCCTTGCCCTTGCGTGCCGATGTGCTCCCGCTCCATGCCACATCGATCGTTCGTTCGTCGTAGCTTCTTCCAGAGTCCCAGAATTCTACGTCAACCCCATTCGTAATGTAGCAGGTATTTTCATACCCACTCCCAATAGCCCATTCGTAACGATCCCTGTTGTTGCAAATCACGTAGTCTGAGACGGAGTAGCACGGCCCCCAGAACTGAGTGTTGGCGCTGGAGTCTTTATTGAACGATGAAACAATTGGCATCCTGGGAGGCAAGCATGTCCTGACTGTCGTAGCACTCTGGTAATCCAGATTCAATGCCACATCGTACTGCATTTCAAACGGCTTGTGCCCATCAGTGCGAAACAGAGACTGCAGCTCGTAGATATTTATCCTGTCGACTGTCCAGCCGGACGGTGCGTACTTCTGCAGGGCATGCGTCCTGTTCGCATATGCCCATCGCACAATTCCATCTTCAGTTTCACGCTCAACATCATGAATCAGCAGTGCTCTCACCAGAGGACCTCTTTGTACAATTGATAGATATGCTCGCACCGCTCAAGGTCAATTGCACAATGATCGACGATGTCCTGCATGCGACCCTCAGCGTACGCTCTTGCTACAGCAGCACCTGTACCCAGAGGGTCGTCAGCGTCTCTCTGGAATCCAGTGGCGAGGCAGATATCTCGCAGCTTTCCGTCCCATCCACGTTTCGTCGCCATATCTACGAAGCCTTCGTAGTGATAGCGAGACCCTAGCTGTACTTCCCGGGATGGCTTTACTCCTCGCAGGGCAGAAGCAGCCAGCAGCACAGGGATATCGAAAGTTGCCAGTCTCCATCCGTAGGGCTTGTCATTGACGGAGTCCCATGTGTCCCACAGGTCTTTCAGTATCTGTTCTTCGGTTCCTGTGAATACAGTGTCTCCAAACCCGACAGCAATGACTTCACAGCATTCCGGGATCATCTTGACTGCATTAGGAATTGGATCGTCGGCATACTTCTTGATCTCCTTCTGGAGCAGCTCTTGCACACCAGACCGGTTCTTATTCTCGCTTTCAATGACCTGCATCATCTTCAGGGTGACCAGGTCCGGTCTTGCCTCTTTGAGCATGGCTTCCACGGACTTCTGAGAGCCGAGAACATCAGTTGCCATGACGGGCTCTGTCCCCGGCTCTGGATTCCGATAGACTGTTCCAAGTCCCGTTCGAGAGTCTTCCCGGAAGATCGTTTCGATATCAATAAATGGCGGCATCGTCTCCCTCAGTCTGTAGTCCAGATTGCTTCCAGTCGACCACTTTTCTGGCTTGGAGGTCGGTACTTTTCATGCACACAGTTCAGTCCTGCGAACAGGTCATGAACCATCTGATAGCTCTCAAGTCTCCACAAATGTGCCTTATCCTTTCCGGGCTCGGGCTCGATGGGTACAGAGACGTAGACCCACTGGTCCAGCCTGTCCAGTACATTTCCTAAGGCTTTCGGCCCATCGTAGAAATGCTCCATTGTGTCTCGCATGTACCAGTTGTATTTCTGGCCCTGTGAGAATTCAGGCAAGGAGTCCATTTCTTCCGCTGACGCTTCAAGGCACGTCAGGCCTTTGTCCCTGCAGGAGTCAGAGAACTTCGGAACCAATTCCAGTCCGATAGGATTGTGGGCTCCGATTTCAACCCATCTTTCCATTCCGAAGCCATACTGAGGACCAATCTCAACAATCTGACCTAGTTCTATTCCAAGCTCACCCAGCTTGATTGAGCACATATCGACAGCTTCTCTGGCGCCGTTTCGTATGGCGTCTGAGCCAGAGTCGCACCAGCTTCTCTGCAACTCAACAATGTCCTCAATCTTCATCTTTGAACCCTTCGAACACGTGCTCTTCAATCCATCGACCGTATATTCCAGAATACCCAAACTTCTCCTGAAGCCACCGCTTCAAATCCCCATGGTTGGCTGAGCCGTTGGCATGTATGACTATCTTTCCATATGTCTGCATGCACCGGGATAGAGATGATCCAAATGAAATCAGCTCTGGTAACGACAGGTTGAAGTTCCACGTCATGAGATCAGCTCGATGGTGCTTATCGTGAGGTATCCCCTCCATGCAATGCGAGAACACCTGCTCTAGAGAGCCTCTCATATTGACGCAAGTGAATCGTGATTTTGGAAGAGCTTTGATCACATCTGTGGCAGAGCCATAGGCAACATTTACTCCATTCAGGATATGATTCCTGATGCCATAAGACACGTAATCGTCACCCATGCCTCCGGCCCCAATGGGAGTTTCAATCCCCATTGCATCGTGCCCAAGAGAGCTTGCCAGTATCAGCGACTCGCCCGGTCCGCATCCAATATCCAGAAACGACTGCTTCTTAGGCTCGAAAAGCTCTGGGAAACGCTTCTGGAAGTATTCCCGGTGGTCTTTGAGTCGCCGTCCCGGATTGATCTTGCTGCATAGCCATTCATTACGGCCAAGTAGATCATCTTGAAGTCGGCGTAGATAATCGAACTCGTCCATGGAGGCTCCTACACTTCACCTGAGTATCCGAGCATGCTCTCTTTGTTGGCTACCGCCATGTCCCATGTCAGTACGGTTTTAACCAGCCAGTAGCCTCTCCGTTTAGACAGGACGAAGGCCAGTTCAATTGGGTCCCGCCCATTGTGGTTGCATTCAGTTTTGATCAGCAGTTGATTTCCAATCTGACCGCCTACGATTACACCTTTTGACATGACCCCAAACGCAACACGGTCGATACCCTCAAAGTGTCCAATCTGTCCGCGTTGTCCAAGCTGCCATCCGGCATGCCATGAAAGTACAATATCTTCCTTCAGCAAATCACTTACGGTGTCCGGCCATTTCATTTTGCAGGGCCTTTCTGGCAATTTTTACTGCCAAACGATCAAATGCGATTTCAGACCACTCCTCAAGCTTATTGTCAAGAGACATCTGCATCAGTTCATCGTGGCTCAACCAGTCGAATTCCGAGATCTCCTCTGTAAGTTGAGGGTCATCCCGATCGACCGTCAGCAGGTAGACCACTCCGAGATGCACACGGTCTACCTCAGTCTCATGACACACAATGAATCCAGGCTGCGGTTCAGATTTGACAATCTGGGATTCTTTCAGATTGAGTTCTTCTTCAAGCTCTCGGATGCGGCCTGTTTCATAGTCGCCATCCTCTTTCTCGATATGTCCGCCGATTCCAATGGACCAGTTCCCATGCAGCCTTCCCTCAGATCCACTGCGAGGATAGGTTAGCACTTTGCCTTCCTGGGACATGATTACCATGTAGGGTATGACCTGCCGGAGAGCATCATTGTGCTCGGCATCTTCTTTCTCGTGCCAGATGGCGTTCTCCAGCACCTCGTTGAGCCTGCCAGACTCCATACAGATTCCGCGTAGTGTCTGGACAGGAACACACAGAATCTCTCTCACGATTCAAATCCCATAAGTTGATCGATCGCACCATCGATGCAATCTCTGGCTATCGAAAGGTCTAGTTCACCATTGTTGAACTTCATGACCGACTCAACGATTGACATGGCTGCTTCCAGCTGGCCAGCCACGAGGTGGCGACCAACGTCAGTTGGCGATCCATCTGACAGCTCAATAGAGCCGGGCTTGGAATACAGCAGCAGTTCTGTCAGTGCAACAGAAAGCGGCCTCTCAAACGACTGACAGATTTCAACCGTCTTTCCGTCGTCCTTTATCTCGGCCAGCCTTACCTCTTGATTGCTGGCTTTGTTTACCAGCGTAACGTGATGTGCGCTCTTTGAGCCCGCTGGGGGTGTATCCGGCATTTTCGTACTCATCCATCAACAGGTCATGGATCTGCAGCAATGATTCCCGATTCAAGTGAGTCAGGTCTCCACGCTTGCAGAGTGCTTCGATCTTTTCTGCCAGACCCTGATTGAAGAATCGAGTTGTCACTCGCTCTGTCGGGTACAGCAGTTTTCCAGGCGGACCAAAGCCGCTTTCGAGATCGAACTCGAATTCATTGATGTAGGCGTAACCATCTTCAACTTCAGACACCGGCCAGTAATAGACCGTGCTGAGATCTCGGTCGCCTACGTAAACCATATCTCCAGGGCGGATTGTCTCCATCCACTCTGTGTACCACTGTGGGGCAGGCATGATATCCTCGATGCATTGCGTTTGCATGTTGCGATTTGAGGTAGTCATGGTAAGCCCTGTCCGCATTCAACTCAAGCTCTCTGTTAAAATGTCACTTCAATAGCTGCTGCGTAGGAACATCCCGAACTTTCAGGGACCATGTATACGTATCGCCAACAGGAGGATGCAGAGGAAGATTGACAATCTGCGATGTTGACGGATCAACAACAGCCAACCGTTTTCGTCCGTGCATATCCTTACTGATATGAGGGTGCAGGTGCGAATTCTTCTGCTTGAACCGGCTCCACAGCTGATTCCACGTCATTGAATGTGCGTTTTTCGAGTTGTAGCTGGGCCAGTACATTCCCTGCCACGCTTTGACTGCATCTGATTGCTGACGCTTCTTCTTAATCGGGCACCCGTCCATACGCTTCAGTGTACCGTCCAACTGCACGACGGTACGGCTGCTCCGGACATGTGTATGTCCACACTGGTGACATGTCGGCCCTGACAGCCGTACGTAATGGCATTTCGGGCAAGTGATGCCAGCCAGTTCGGTCTCGCCCTGCTCCATTCGGGAGACACGCTCTTCTCGTATCTCTTTTGACGACAATCCTACCTGCCAGTCCCGATCCTCATTGATCGACCCGTGCCTCCACACATTTCCGCCATGATCATTCATGCATGTGTGGTCCATTGAAGGGTGCGCTCTCTGCAATCTTCCTGCCGCCTGCAGGTACGTCTTTACGCTTCCGAACATGCAGGCAAGAGAGCAAAAATGTAGCTCGGGAAGATCCAAGCCCTCTGTCAAGACAAATCTATTACATAGCATCTTGATCTCACCGGCTCGAACACGGTCAAATAGGCTCTGCCGATTGTGATTATTGGACGCCTCAACAATGGGAGCGCCAGACTTTTCGTCTCGGCCCAAATAGATCTGCTTGGCATCGATATGGGCCGCCGAAATGCCTGCTCCAAGAAACTCGTCACAGAAATATTTTGACCCCTCTACGCTGGGACCAAACAATATCCCCGGCATCTGAAAGGGGTTGTTCTTGCGATAGTTTGAAAGCACCCGTCCAAATATGGTGGGTATGAGCATTCTCTGCTCAACATCCTTCTCAACGAACTCCCCGTTACTGGCCCTGCGAATTCCTTTTGAGTCAGGCTCGTCAGGAGCAAACTCCCAACATGGAAGATGTGCCCCAGTCGCCCTCAGTTCTGAGTTATTTGTAATGACTACCAGGTCGTCAAAGAGATGCCAAAGGTCAACAGGAGTCGCAGTGTACCCGACAACTGCTGCGCCTCTCCCAATATGATGATCAATGATTTTCTGGGTCGTAGATGCCGTGTACCCATGGGCCTCATCAATCAGCACTAGGTCTGCATCGTGAAGATTCCAGCGAGGATTCTTCTTCATGCAACGCGCAGCTTCAGTCTGCCACATTGATATTTGGACATTCTGATTCAGGTCAGGCTCGTGTCCCGATGCTCGAATGCCGTGGGCAATATTCTGCTTCTTCAAAACTTCAGATAACTGCGGGATCAGAACCGAACGGTGAGTGTAAAGAGAGACCCTCCAGCCTCTCTTTACTGCCTCCTGGATATCCATCGTTATGGAATATCCTTTTCCCGCTCCGGTTGGAGCAGTTGTACAGATTCGTTTTTGTCCAGAATCGATCTTACTGAAGATCTCATTGTGTCCATTCTGCTGGTATGGACGCGGAGTAAGCACTGAGTCACCTCGCCATTCTAATTTGGATGTACACAATACACACAGCGATAAGGATGATGGAGAAAAGACGAATCAGCCATGCGTCAAGCTGACACGTGAGCTGAATCCGAAATCATTCGTCAGCCTCTGAGGATCCCTCTGCATGGAATTCATCCCACAGCTTTTCTCGCAGGACGAGTTCAATATCGGATACCCCGACTATAAAACAAGTGCCATCTGGCCCTGATTGCTGCTCTTCAAACGCAGCCGGATCCGGAAACGCGCCCAGAAGGAGATCATCGCTGAGGCTCATCAGTACTTTATGTTTGCGGCACAACTCTACCATATCGCCAATGAAGTCGGCACATCGATCCGCAACGTCTTCTTTCATTAGATATTCCTCTCACTCTCCGAGTAGTTCGGCATTTTCCCATTCCTGAACAACATCGCTGATATGATTGATGTTGTCCTTCAGTTCCTCTGACCATTTGTTGGGAGTGGTCTCATTCTCGATGTCTCCCACGGCACGAGACAGCTGCCCAATCAGCTTATGCACCTTCTGGAATCTTCCAGACATGCCCTGCGGACGACTTCGCGTTGGGCCATTCTGAAGAGTCTCTTTTAAGCGAGTCGTGTCTCCCGTTGCTGCAGCTTCTTTCACGACCTGTGCCGGAATATCGGACTCAAGGATCTCATCTTTGAGCCCTTCTTCCAGTTCATCGCAGGCATCTACGGCATCGGACAGGGCTTTAGCGTGCCTCACCTTGCTGGAGGACATGTTCTGCTCGTCAGCTACCGCAGCAGCACCTTTCGCTTCAGCCTGCTTACCAATCTGATAGGCCTGAATCAGCTTCTCATTGTTACGCCGGAATGCCTGGTGTCGCCTGATCCAGTCGACAACAACCTCTTCTGATTCTCCAGAAAGCTCAATGACCTCTGTCATCTTTGGAGGATCGTCGAAGATATCTGGACGTCGCCTGTAGATGTCCAGGCGGGTGTAGCCATCAACTACGATTGGTGTCCCCAGCTCATCCATGTGATACAGGATGGGCATCAGGCATTGCCGTGAAGACTCAATGAGAGATTCCAGCCCAGCAACCTCTGACTCCGTTGGCGGAGCCAGCGCTTCGCGGAAGACTTTTGACTCTACAAGACTTTCGATGCTATTCATTCAGGGAGTCCTCCACAGATTTGAGAAGCATGGTCAGCTGATCCATCTCGTTCTTGTCGATACTGCCATCGGCGAACTTCTGGCCAATGTATTCCTTAGCCATTCCAAGCCGATTAACGATCTCCATCCGGTCCTCTTCGCTCTGTGCCAGAGACGCTTTATTACGAAGGTCTGTCACTTTACCAACCAGCTTCTTCATTAGCTCGTTGGATTGAGGCGCAGAGATCTTTTCAGGCTCCGACAGCTTCTGGGCTGGCATTACCTCAGAAGAGGCTTTCAGTGGATACTTATCATCCATCAGATGATACCACTGATCGCCTTCGTACCCTTCAGGCAGCATTTCCGGCGGAAGCAATGGCGGCAGCCACTTAACTTTGTTCCCGGCAATGTACTCAACCTTTTTCGAGTACTGGCAACGGGCGTCTTTCATCTCGGCGAAGTTGCTATCAACTCCGTACAGATACCGTCCAATTCCCCATGGAACTCCGGCACGCTTCCATGCACTGGAGATGCCGCCTTTGTAAGGCTCGACGGCAGTTGTATCAGCGCCATCGTACCGAGACACCCATTCTCCGTTGATTTTGATCTGGATGCCAAGGTTGAAGCCCAGCAGACAGTTCTCCTGAGTGTCAAAAGCATTTTCGAGCACAGACAGGTCTGAGGATTTGTGACTGAAGCCTATATCCTCCTGCCCAGTCTTGTGGTTGTAGATCTTCCCTTTGTACAGGGTCAGGGTTCCGTAGACCGGAATCGGCTCTGTGTTCCGCCAGTTTTCCGGCCCGACAACTTCGTCCAGGCGATCAAACACGTCTCGTGCCGTCACATACACCAGTACCATCGCCCACGGATTGTTCCTGTCGCGGCTTTTTCGCTGGATTCTCCATTCCAGCTGATCCGGACGGAACGGCTTTCCCAGGTCTTTCAAATCAAAATCGGCCATCAATTTTCTCCATTCTGGTCATTTTGCCCCCAGGGCATTCAATACGTTGTCAGCCCAATGCGACATTGTGAAGTTGTTTTCCCAGTTCTTGAGTGATCGCTTTGGCCCTGAACCGTTCGTAGCCAGTTCCGCCAGAGACAGCAGTTCCGGCTCAAGCTCTCTAGCGTACCCAGAATCAACGCACAGCTTGTTTGCACGATCCCGATCGATCCATTGCAGATACGGAACTCCAGCGAGAAACGGGCACAGGGGAGCGTCAGAGATGACTGTGCAGCCCGCAGCCAGTCCTTCGTGTATTTTCGCCAGAGGATACTTGTAGCGACTACTGCAGCAGATCAGGACCTTCACCTGAGACAGCCAGTCCATGTAGTCCTCGTACTGCCCCATCACATTCGTGATACGATAGCCCGGGTGAGGCCTGACGGTGCAAATTCCTGATTTTGCGAAACTTGTCCGAATTGGGTAGATCTCCCGGCTAATGACACCGCAGAGGCCAATGTCAATAGGACGGTCGCTGTAGGATCTGTTCCCATTTGGGTTCTCAGGAGCGCAGTGATGGATCAGATGGCACCGTATTCCCATTCGGGATAGCTCGCTCAGCCACAGGGCGTAATCACCAGCATGGTGAAAGAAGACATCCGTTGCTTTTGCGGCCTCGATATCATCCAGCGTCTTCTTGCGATCGTTCGCCTCATTGAATATGCAGGCAACAGGACAATTAACATGCTCCAGGCCCATCACGTTTTCTGTCTTGTAGGCGATAATGGCGAGAGGATCGTGCTGCACCAGCCAGTCTCGCACATCGTTTGAGGCAGGCCAGTCTTCCCATCCGGGCCCAGTCACCCGCACAGAACATCCTGCATGAGACAGGGACTCAACATACAGCCTGCGCCCAACGGACATCTTGCTCTCGTAGAGCTTCTTAGGCGTAACATACACAATGTCAGTCATGTTCTACTCCATCACAAAACTCGTAGAAGGACCCACCTATTGCATGCCTTCGCATCTGATATATCGGGCCGTTGGGCAACGAGTCAAAAACTCGACACAGACTTACCCGGCCTTTTCCTTTCCGGCTATGCATAGAGACCAGGCAGGACAGTTCATCGCTCCGACATGCAGTAACACTAACTGGAGAATGCTCTGTCGAAAATTCTTCCGATTTCCCTACAGTCCCGTATGACCGCAAGTGCCAATTCAGGGCACTCTCAATGTCATTGCACTTGTACCCCACAACTGTCTCTGGTCGGGAATGGCGAATCTCAATCAGCATTGGCCATCTCCCGTGCTGCGGACATGCACAATCCGATATCATGCTGCTCAGCGACAGTCAGCTCACGTCCCATCAGAAGCGGAATGACCATGTCTCCCAGTTGAAGGCAGGTGTTAAACGTCCTCTCCTCCTGCTCTTCGGTAAGTGGGTCTTTTCCAGCTTCCCGGTCCCGCTGGATGTTGTCTACGACTTTTCGAGTGGCAGCCCATGTGGACTTTAAGGCAGCCCATACTTTGCTTCTCTCGGGGTATCTTTCAGACATCCCATTTGGCCCAAGGTGCCAGTCCTCAAACGTCTCGTATCGAAACATGCTGTCTCCATTTGAATTGAATTTGTCATTGTCAGGGCATTTGCCGGACGGTATCCTTTGACATGGCCGAAGGCAATAGCCGTGCCTGGAAATCTCAAGGATTCCTGAAATGCGATATCTGTTTCTCGTTCTGTTCCTGCTCAGTGCGAGCGTATACGCTGAAGATCTTCCTGCTCTCAACGTAGATGTGGTTGGCGAATACGATTTCAGGAATTCTGAAACCGCGAAAGCTGTCATCAATACCGAGAATTGCTCCGGCACCATCATCGTTAAAGGCAAGGAACGATCCTACGGAGTTTCTGCTGCCCATTGCGGTGTTGTCGATGGGACATTCCAGTTCTGGACTCGTTCTGGAAAATCCGGACATGCCCGTTGGGTGGCGATTGATCGAGACTACGACCTCGGCCTCTTCGTCTGCTACACCAGGGACATCGACACTGTTGTCCCTGTGCTTGACCCGCTCCCTGACAGTCCTGTATGGCTGGCTGCAGGATATCCTGCAGACTCGAAAGGGACTCAGGAGCGAAAGAAGCTTCAGTTTACCGACGTGAAAGACATTCAGGATGCGACGACGAAGCGGCAGGTCAAAGATCGTAGCGGTTTTCGTATCCTGGACGGGCACTTTGCTGGCGGTGACTCTGGAGGTGCTATTATTGCTGTTCGCTCTCAGGCTGGCATTGAGGGGCTTGTCGGAGTTATCTCTCATGGGAAAGACGATGAGTTTATCCGTGCCAGTTCCCATCGGAGCCTTGTGCGTTTTCTTCGCGATAATGACGCTAAGATGGCTCCTGATTGCCGTGGACGATGGTGCTACGAGTGGACAGAGCCAGATCCCTCGGACAAAGTCCCGGATCAGGTTCCCCCGCCGCCCGAAGGTGGACTGCGTGGCCGTGGTCAGCATGATCTTCCTGTTTGGATCGACTCTGACAGGGAACGTGCTCAGATAATTGTCGACCTGATTGATCGCATCAAGAAGCTCGAAGAGCGTCCCGCTGGAGATACCGAACTCTCTGATCAGGTTAATGATGCGCTGTCCGACATGGATAAGAGATACGCAAAAAAGATTGAAGCGTTGGAGAAAAACATTGCAGAACTGAAAGATGCTCTTGAAAAGAGTAATCGTTTACTGCAAGATCTCAGTAATCGAAAACCGCAGCCTGGACCTGCCGGACCACCGGGAAAAGACGGCACGGACGGAAAAGATGGGCTGCCCGGTACAGCAGGGCCAAAAGGCGATAAAGGCGATAAGGGTTCTGATGCCGTCGTCGATTACAATGAACTCTACCGCGTTCTGATGGAGAAATTCCCTGACCGGAGAGTGATTCTTGTAAAAGACGGCACTGTCATTGACAGTGAATTGTACGGACCTGAAGACCCCATTATTCTGGATGTGCGTAGCATCCTGAACAATAGGTAGTGAGAGAAACATGAGTGAAGCTGATCTCACTGCTAACGCTCCAGTTCATGGTGATGGAGCGGTTACAATCCTTCTTCCTGAAGAGGAACAACTGATGACGGCTCCTATTGATCTGCCGCCAAATGTTGCCGCACAGCTCCAACTGGAAAGTGTTGGCAACGTTCAGGCGAACAACCGCGATGGCCGTAACATTGCTACGGCTGCTCTTGGCGTTCTGCAGGCTGCTGCGGCTCGTAATTTTGACGAACTCGGCACGGTCGAATCTCGGGCTACCAGCGGAGTACTTGCAACACCGATTGCAGGGCCTACAACTCAGGTTGGCTAAGCCTACCAAGTAAGCCATTGGGCCTGCAGGGCATCTTTGTTCTGCGGGCCTTTTTAATGAGAAAGCACAATGAGCGACCAGCAAGGACATCCGCTTGAAGCATCTCTCCGCAAAATAATCACGGAGAATCATAGATACAGAGACAATTCAAACCGACAGATGGCTGACATACTCAACGCTACACTGTCTGGAGATGAGGAGAAGTTCAATGAAGCCCTCAATGGAATCATTGAAGGACTTGCCACCGGAGGCAGTGAAGGCGACGATCGAACATTGGACGAAGATGGGGAAGCTGGAGCAGCTTGGAGGAGTGATCGGGCTGGAGAGCCTGAAGATGGAGTCGGAGCGCCAGATCCGGTCGAGAACGGCTGAAGAGGCCAGAGTCTGTGAGCTTCTCGGATGGAAGCCTGACGCCGCGAGCACGCAGGAGAAAGACATGGGGAATATTGTGCTGGGAGACGTCAACCACCCAGCTCCAATTATCGTGCAGCAGCCTGCTCCAGCTGCACCCGCTCCGGTAGTTCCTGAGCCTGTTGTCAAAAAGGGGCTCAGTACAGTTGCCAGTATCCTTCTGGGAATGGCAATCCCTGGCTCTATGGGTGCCGGTGCGCTGCTGAATCACTTTCTGTCTGGCGATACTGCACCAGTTCCTGTTGTCGATCGGGACACCTCCGTCGAGCTTGGACTGAGCACTCTGAGAGACCTCAATCTTCCCGGTAATCCAGATCAGTAAACTCGTCTTCCAATTCATCTGAATCATGCCCAGTCGAATCCGGCTGGGCTTTTTTATTGATCCTTGACTTATTCATCTCATCCACAGGCATGTCGTCATAACATTGACGGCACATATCCATGTTGACGCCAACCCCCATGTATACTCGATAATATGCAGCGTCTCCACACAAGTAGCACTGGACTGCCATGTTCTCTCCCGACCAGCTCAAAGCACTGCTGAATACATATCGTCTCAACAAATACGCCACTGCGTCCCAGATCTGCAAAAACACATCACTCAAAAAAGCAGATATCGACATTCTCTACACGGACGGCTTTCTGGACAAGGAAGCTGATAAGTACCGGTACAACGACAGGACTGTTCTGGTTCTTGAACAGAACGGATTCACTCTGGATGAAGTCGAGCAGGATCAGAAGCAGACAGTACGTCAGCCTACGAAGAAAGAAAAGGAGAAACTCGCCGAAGACCTGGATGTCAGCGTAGGAGAAATCAGTCTGCTCAACACGGTTGAGGGCCGTCGCCAGGTCAGGTACGCACTGGCCCTGAAGAAGCTTCAGAACGGTGATCCGTTTGACATGGTGAGGCTTCAGTGGCCGGAGCTTGTTATTCAGGATCCAATCCACCTCAAGTACTTCGCACAGTACTGCGAACGGACAGACAACCTGGATCTCCGCCTTGACGACCGGCAGATCGACCTGATCCGCCATACATTCGATGATAGTATCACTCAGATTGGCATTAAAGGATCAACCTCGCCCGGAAAGGGCTTTGCCACAGCAATCGCAATCAACCTGTATTACACATCCTTCCCGGATAGTCGTATCGTTTTACTTGGTCCTTCCGTTGCCCACTCCAAGAATGTCATGTTTGCGGAAGTGGCAACCTGGCGTAAGAAGATGCAGTATCCCGGTGCTGGTGAAATACTCTCACAAAGCATCAAAGATCCGAACGAAGAAAAACATACTCTCTACATTGCCAATCCTGAAACAGGGGAAGGTCTGTCTGGAGCACACGGTGCGCACGTCATGTATGTTTTTGACGAGTCAAGTTCAGTGGAGGAAGACCTGTTTATCAACTCGCAGAAGCAGGCTGCGATTATCATCTGTATTTCCAACCCTCGTGTCCTGTCCGGTTGGTTCTACGACCTCTTTCCGCGTTCCAACCCCAACGATAACCAGACAATCTCAGATAAAGGTGTGCGGCGAAGGCTTATCACATTTGGGGGAAAGGACTGTATCAATGTAAAAGGGAAGCGACTCCATGTCCCGATTGCACCTGAAGGCGGAATTGAAATTGAGAACCTGAACGGTGAGAAGTACTTCGCTGCAGAGTACGACAAGATTCCTCTGGAGTGGAGGCCGCATGTTGAGGCTTTGATTCCTGGCCAGATGGACTATCGGAAGTACACTCAGATCATGAGTAAGCCCAATCCAATTGAGCGAGCATGGTCTGGCGAAGGGCACTTTCCACCGGAAGATGCGGACCTGCAGGTAATCCCACCTTCGTGGCTGAAGAAGCCCTGTGAGGAGTGGGGGAAGAACAAAGACTCTATTCGCGTTACGGCTTTCGGCCTCGACCTTGCTGCGTCTGAAGACAAAGACTGGACTGTTCTGTCAGCTGGAGGCCCTGCAGGAGTCAAGGAGCTGTATAAATGCCGAAAGGCCAGTGCAGTCCAGATTCTGTCGTGGCTGAAGGGCGTGTTCAACCAGATCGGAATTGACCCCTTCTCCGACTACTACCCGATCGCCATCGACTGGCAGGGTGCTGGCGGTCACGTCATTGCCGACCTGCTTGAGGACAATGGAGCATCGATCGTTCGCGTTATTCCTCAGGGCTCTGCAGAGAACAGGCACCTGTATGTCAACAAGCGAGCTGAGACCTATGGCCAGCTGGGAGACAGGCTGAATCCAGATTCTGAGCACCTCGACACATTCATGATTCCTGACGACCAGGACCTTCGTGAAGAGCTTGTTGCACACGAGAAGATCTACGCCAACGACATGATCCGGTACCGACTGACTCCCAAACAGAAGATCCGAACCGGAGCAGACTCAAAGATCCAAAGCCTGCGAGAGATTCTTGGCAGATCCCCGGACTCCGCAGATGCTGTTACACTGTGCTACGAAGCAATCCTTCTCACCATCAACGATGGATTTGTCGCTGAGCAGTTCAATCCGTCAAAGATTGCAGTGACAGCAGAAGGCAACGAGAAGGACGGATATGCCGTTGGATTTGCTGACGGAAACACTCATGAGATGAATGAGCTTCCATTTGGCTCATCTGTTTCTCTCGTGGAAATGGAGCGTTCCTTCGAGGAGCAGCTCCGCAAGATCAGAACCTTCGAGGATATCTTCTAATGTTTACACGACAAGGCGCAGTTACTCAGCGTAAAGGCTACTCAGTGCTTCTTTGTGCTCCCGATGCCTATTGGGATGCCACGCCGAAGGAGCGATCTGAGATGTGTAACGGCTGTGGAGTCAAAATCAAGAAGTGGCTTCCTGACTTTGTTCCTGACACGATGTGGGGTCTTGATATTAAAGACGCCTGTGATATCCATGACGTAGGATATGTCGTAGGCAAAACCCCCGAAGATAAAGATCAGGCGGACCGGGAGTTCCTGCACAATCTACTCAGGTTGATTGAGATGGCTCCATCTGGACGGTGGCTTCTTGTTGGCTCACTTCTAGGAATTCTTCGTCGTCGTCGCGCCCTGAAGTACTTTGAGGCGGTGTCGTTTCTGGGAGGTCCTGCGTTCTGGCATGGGAAGAATCTTCAGACCAATCAACCTGACGAATAGACTCAATCGCCTCTGTCATGTCCCATCCCTCTTGAGCCTCCAGCTCTTTCATCTGCTCAACAAGCCCATCCATGTCGTCCGCGACGATCATCATCGCACGGCTCTTTTGGGTCTTGCCCTTCGATGCCAGCCTGTGCGATGCCAGCCTGTGCGTGGCCAGCCTAAAGAAGAAGTACAGGTCTATTGCAATTGAGAGAGGCCACAGAAGAGTCAGAATGAAGAATTCGACGGGATGCCCTGCAAACGGGTCTTCAATCTGGAACACTCTTGCCGTAAAACAATGCAGGAGTCCGGCTACCAACATCATTGCAACATAGAACGTTGCGTAGTCAAGAAATGACATTTTCTACCTCTTGCGGGTTGAGTTTGCGAACATGTGGTCATTTATACTGCCTACTCTGGCTTTCTCTTTCACCTTCGTTCCATGAGCGTAGTACGCGGTAACTGTGTGACAGAACTCATTCAGTTCCTGCCCTCTCGGGAACCCCTGGTTGTTCAGGGACTTGCGAACTCGGTACTCAGGAAGGTTCAGGTGTCGCGACGCCGTCAGAACTTTCGTCTTGCGGCATTTTTCCAGATACTGAACGACTTTGCGGTCCACTTCTTCAGCACTGATCGGTACTGGATCTTCATTGATCCAGTACCGAACAGTACCCTCAATGACATCCATTGCGATCTGTCCGTTAGCTTTTTCGATTGCCACCTTCAGTTTATCACTACGAATGCCGGCATCTTCATGAAGTTCCTGTTGTGAGCTGAACGGGTTTGCCTTCAGGTACTCAAGGACGTCCTCCAGTTCAGGATCGAGCCTCTCGGCTTCCATTGCTGGACAAAGACACTTGCGCATCAGATTATAGCACTCCAATGCAGTTCCATATGCGTCAGGGTGTGACCTTCCAGTTCTCTCTTCTACGGCAATCATTTGCTTGTGCAGCTCGCACACTCTGCCGTACTCATCCCATAGTGGATCTTCAGGGTCGAGCATTGATTCTCTCATTTCAGTGAAACCCACCCAGCAACCGGCTAACCTGGATAAACGGGTTGTGAAGCCCGAGCCAGCCGGTTGCTGGAATAATGGACGCTACTCTTCCTCGTCAGAAAGCGTAACGTCGTCCAGTTCAGCTGCCTCATCCGAGAACCCATCCATGTCGTCTTCCAGGTCATCCGTTTCCGGATCATCCAGAAGATCTTCATTCTCTTCTTCAGCAACCTGTTCGGAACCTGCTGTCTCAATCTCGCCTTCTGTTACAGAACAGCTTTCCGTGCACTCTCCAGTACACAGAGAACAGGTCTCTCCAACATCAGACTCAGCAGGACCGACCGCCATGTCTCCTGTATGGAAGACATTGGCCTGGAGTTCAGCAACCAGTTCACGGTTGCAATGAATCCAGTCTTCGCACGCATTCGGGCCATCCGAATGGTACAGGCCGATCACCATGTACTCGTCAGGGTTCGCGTCAGGGAGCACGTCCCCGTTGCGATCCGTCAGTACAATGGATTCACGGTTGGAGTAATTGCAAGACACAAATGCAATGTTCTCGTTCGTCATCTTCTCACTTTCTTAGAATGGGACTTCTTCTTCGGTGCCATAACCGATCTGTCGCACGTCAAGGTCATTGTAGTAATTGACCTTTCCGTTGTACTCGTTCTTACGACCCATCAGTTTCCCGCCGACAACGACAGTGCTTCCGACTGGAATGTTGGCAATCGCCTGCGGGTCCACATTGTACGATGTGGCAACGCATTTGATGTGCTGTGTAAACGATCGCGAATTGCCGCTGCTCTCTGTCACGATATCGTGTTCGAGAATGAACGTGGCCTTATTGAAGGACCCGTTTCTGGTCGTGATCGTTTCAAGCTGTGCTGGTCCGGAGAGTTTTCCTCGCAGCATGAACATGTTTGTGGCATCAGGCATGATGCAAACTCCTCAAGTGACTGCCGTTTCCGGCGAAAAATAGACAACTGAACGCTCAGTCGTCGCAGTGTTCTTCGTATTGCTTTACGTTATTGAGAGCAGAGAGAATGGATGCATTACACGGACAATCGCCCTGCTCTGGTGCCATTTGATCTTCCAGCTTTGTCGGGCCATCCTTGCCATACAGCGGCTTGTCTGTCCCGTCATCAGCCCATTCGTATGCGACAGCTCCGTCTGCCCCGAAAGGAGATGAGTCTGCAAGGATGACTACGTCATCGGCATGATACTTATTGTCGTAGGTGCTTCTCTCTCCGGGAAGACCCAGATCACCAACTGTTCCGATGGCAATTCCAGTCAACATAGTGACCGGCTTATTGTGATCGTTGAATGGCTCTGCAATCTGCAGCGGAGTGTACTGGTCGATCTTTCCGGCATCCATCAGCTCCTCGATGGCAATCTTCAGCCCCCACAGCGTTTCCAGCTCGTAAATAGTGTTGTCATTTGATTCCGGCGATTGCCCGCTGGATTCCGTCTTCGATGTCGAAGTCATTGATCTCGTCCTCTGTGATGTACTCGTTCGCGTTAGGGTTGCGTACTCTCAACCACTTCTGCAAGTCAAAATGATCTGGATCTCGAAGTTTCTTCAAAGACAACTGGAAGATCTGGCTGTCCCGGTTCGAAATCGCGATGGCGTCTGAGGCATGAGCTTCTTCGCAGATGTATAGGTAGTTGGCTCGGAACATACACTGCAGGTGTGGTGCCTGGCTTCGCCGGAGGATCTCATGTATCTGTCCAATCTGCCATCGTTTTGCGTTCTTACTCGGGGAAACAATGGGTCTCCCAGTCATCATGCATTGAGGCGGCATCTCGTTTGCCCATGCTCGACGGTCCTCCATGAGGAGCTTCTTCTGCTTGCTGGCCAGCTTCAATTTCGACCACCTTTTCTCGCAACTGGTCTGACTCGGCATCTGATCGTCGCTGAGCTGCCGTGATTGACTCTAATTGTGCATCCAACTTCTTAGATTGGACATCTATCCTCTTAGACATCGTCCAGCTGTACGCCACGGTAATCAGCTGGATCACACCGAGAACAATAATGAGGATTGAAAGAATCAACTCTACCTGAGTCAGTGCTATCCCAGCAGTCTCGACTGCAACTTCAGGCTTAATCATTTCCTGTTCTCCCATTGAAAGAAAAGGCGGCAGGGACCAGATTGAAAGTTCGAGGGCACGGACTCCCATACGGTATGCCGCCCTGTGTCATTTACCGAACGGGCCTCTGAGGCTGCCAATCTTCATAGAGTACGCCAAATCTCCGTCATTGTCGATGTACGCCGTGACGATACTGCTGGATGCGGGCTGTTTGGTTACTGCAACAGATTGATACAGAGATAAGATCGCCTTGTAAACGCTTTCCAGGCTTGGCTCTCCATCAGCCGGATCGTACAGTCCGACAGCTACGATTGCCTTATGTACGTCCTTTGCCACCAGCATGATGGCTTCTTCTTCAGGAATATGATCGCTTGTCTTGAGTTTATTGCTCTTGACTGCGGAATCCTGATCCCTGTCGTTCTTCACGCCGATTTGCTTCATGAACGCATTGTGCACTTCATTACGCATGACCATCAAAAAGTCCTCCAACAGGCTCTTCACTCTCACCGCCAGTAGCGACTACGTCGTCGTTCTGGACAACCTTGTGTGCCTTTATCGGATTATTGCCAATAACTGCACCGCATTTTGAACACGTCACCCGCTCCCATCCTGGCCGGTCAGGTATAACACTTCTTTTCCACAGTTCTGGAAAAACGTGCGACTGGCACCTTTCTTTCATGCTCCCGGAGCAATAGCCATTTTGCAGGACTTCCCCGTATTCAGCCATTCCTGGATACCCTTCATATGCTTGCAGAATCCGCCCTGATAGTCTGAAACTACGAACTCGTAATTCGGGCAATCGCAGGTTCGTTTTCTCAGGTGAGTCCAGTACTGGTCACTGGTGTAAAGGTTCGTCACCAGGTACAGGCCCGGCTCTTCCGGGTCTTCCTCGATCTGATATGGGACAGGGATGTTATCAGAGTCCCTGATTCTTACTACTCCACTGCGACCTGTTGGGCCTGAATTCCCAGACTGATCGCTCTGTGGGAGTCCATCATGTGCTGTTCGGTCAGGTGAATTGAGTATTTGTCCGTCTCGCTGAACTTCCCGTCTGGATTCCTCAGCTTGATCAGATGCTTTCCGAACACCGCCTTCAGAACTGTCCTTCGCTGGTGATACGACGTGAAGCATCTGTCGGCCTTTCTGACCATGAGTTCGTTTTGGGTTCCACCAGTAGCTTCTTCGATGGCCAGGAAGGCCTCCTGGGCCCAGTCTTTATCGAACAGACTACCGTAACCAAGATTCAGATACGGAAGCCCATGAGCGGCAACGTACTGATTGTTTTCCTGAGGTAGCTGGGCAACAATTTTCTGCCCGTCCCAGTGCTCCAGAAGTCTGTCCCATGCCGCATTTGTCAGCAGGTAGTCGTCGTCGCAGGTTGCGATGATATCCTTCTCGCAGGCCCTGAGTGCTCCAACGTACCTTCCCATGGTGTAGCAGTTCTTGTCTGCATAGCCAAGGCGATACGTCGATTTCTCGTCCGGCGCTTCGTCGATCAGCCATTTCTCAAGTTCTTTCGGATTCCCGGAATTGTCCCAGATGTAGACTTCGCCGAACCCGTATCTCTCTGCCGCCTGAACAATCACAGGAATGTTCCAGGGGCGTTTGTAGCTGACGACGACAAAGCAAACATCTTCTGGCTTGATCAGTCCAGTCATTGGCTCTGCCTCCCTGGGTATTTTACTGCCCGAGAGGAAGGAGGGCTAGTCCGGAAAGATCGCCGATCCCTTCAAGGCCAGGACACATTCGCAGTCGTATCCGTACAGGCTGTGTTCAGTCACAAATCTCGTTTCCGCCTCTCCGTTCCCTGTCAGATACACGGCGTCAGCAACGGTCTTCAGCTCTTCCCAGTCAATCCCATTGTACTTGCGGTACTGTTTCATGCGAGGGTCTTTTTCCTCCATCCATGGAAGTTGAGCACAATCCAGATAGGAGTCGATCACAAATATGCTTCCATGCAGTGTCCATCTGAAGGAGTTGTCTTCACTGATGCGCTGAAAGCCTGAGTTTTCGCACCATTCCTTCCATCCACATTGGGCTTCAATCGGACTGCCCCAGAGGCCACCTCCAGGCTTGCAGAAAGCCTCCCGCCCTTCCCACACCTCTGCTTCGATGAACCTCCTGGGCAGGTACTGGCTCCCGCACCCGTACGTTATGCACGGAATCGACATTGTCTGTATTGGAGATGTCATTTCCATGTGCCATTCCCATCACAAGTAACAAGAACCCGCCGCAGGCAATCGCCTCGCAGAGCCTGTCTACGATTTTCATATCTTCTCCGGAAGAAGATTCATGAGATTTCTGACGATCCTCTCTTTGATGCACGATTGGCCCAATGCAAACTTGGCAATTTCAGCAACTGTTCTTTCTGTCTCCTCGCCCAATGCACTGAAGCTCTCTGACTCAGAGTCCAAAGCCAGGTCGACTGCCTTTCGGATAATCTCTTCCCGGGGAATCTCAGGTGCAAGCCTCAAATCCATTAAGCCCTGTTCTTCTTTAGTCAGAGACGAGTACCAGTTGGTGACTCTGCCCCTGTTGTTCTTGTTGTAGCAAAATGAGAAAGTTATAAAATCGTCCTGATGAACCCCTCTCTTTTCGCACCACGATAAAAGCTCGGGGATGGCGTTAGTAGCGTCATATGTTTGCGAATATATCTCGTTCCCTTCAATCTCATCTACAACAACAGTGACGCCACATTTAGTGTTCAGTACGTCGCCTACTTTAATCTTGCTCAAGTCCATTGCAGATCTCCTGTGCGTATTTAACGGCATCGAATTGCTTCATCGTCGCGACGACCTGGTCGAGGAACGGCTCCAGTCGGTACGTTGCTGCTTTCTGTGCAGGACCTATTAGTCGCACACTCCTGGCGTCTTTTTCTGGCGCGAGTGCATTCAGGCTGAATTCGAGAGATTTTCGCAGTATTTGCTCTGGCGTTGCATTGTGCGAAGCGCTTGGAATGCCTTCAGGCCCAGGAGCCTCGATATCTGTTAGCTTAAGCGGCAGCCTGTATTTATCGTCAAACTCTGACCCGACAAACTCACCATTGATACTATAGCTCCACAGGCCATCAGCGAGAGAGACATTCCATACGCTCTGCACCCATTTATCGAGACGGGCGAATTCGTCACGATCGCATTGGCCAACGTGAAGATGGGCGGACAGGCTCCATCCATCTACAATCTCCGCAACCAAACCGCAGTTGGTCATGTAGTATTTGCCGTCTTCCCATTTTTCAGTCATGATATTCCTTAGCAGTTTTGAGATTCGTCTGATGCTATTCGATCGCAGAATTCATTCATCGGATCGCCGTTGTGGCCTCTGACCCAGAGGAACGAGACAGAGTCGTGGAATCGAGTGAGTTCCATGACTCTCTTCCACAGTTCAGGATTCTTGACAGGGTTTCCGTGGACTGAACGCTTCCAGTTATTCGTTTCCCATTTGTACATCCACGACTGGGACCCTTTCACGCAGTATTGGCTGTCTGACACAATGGTCAGGTTTGTTGGCGTGCTGAAATGCTCCATCGCCTCAACAATAGCAGTAAGCTCCATGCGATTGTTGGTTGTATCGGCGGTTCGACCTTTGCCATGGATGATGTGCCCATCTTTGTCGTGATAGGCCCATGCCCATCCTCCGCATCCATTGTGCCTGCACGACCCGTCCGTGTAGACAACCGTTGAGTGTCCAGCTTTTTCGCGTTTGGGTTGTACAGCCTTTTTCCGACCGCTTCTGCTGATACCTTTGCCGACCTGCCCGCGCTTCTTCTTGCTTCCTCGGGCCCCTGACTTCTTGACAGGCTTGCGCACTTCAACATCGATATCCCTGCCGCAGTTTCCACACTCTCCGTGGTCGGCCTCGTCTCCTGAAACTCGCTGATAGCAGTACGGGCATCGCAGTCCTGTTGCCATGTTATTTCCCCAGGATACATCGAGACAAAGAGGGTTCATTAACGATGAAGTTGCAGATCTTGTCTGTCACCTCTGACACGCTACCTGTCGCATGCAGGGTATCGTCCTGCACGTGCATAGCACTCAAGAGCGACATCTCCACTGCTTTCTTCAATACATCCATCTCTGTGACGCCAGTAGGCGTGGAGTCAAATCCAGCCAGAGACATCTCTTCAGGAGTAATATTGTACTTTTCGATCTCCTCCGGACCCGGCCTTACTGGAACAGGATCAAGATTAGCCCTGGGAACATCATCTTCGTTATCGCCGAAATACCCCTCAGCAGTGTAATTTCTACTATGTCGTCTGTCCCAGAGTGACACTGCTACAATAGGCTGCCGTATATTGCCATGACGATGTGGACTGTCTGTGTCTGTAACTCTATACAAGTCTCCGTCATTGTTACGGTAGAACTTATGCAATTCCAACTTCATTGTCACGCCCCTTCCATAACAGCGTCCAGAGCTTCGTTATTGAGTATAGACATCACCGTATCGGCGAATTCCCCTGGGATATCCACTCCCAATTTCTCCGCAGAAAGCCTGATGGCCATCTCCAGAATGTCTTTCCTGTTGACGTTCGTCTGCAGTTTGAACCCGGCACCTTCTACCGGATTACCTTTCTCGTCACATTCCATTACTAATTGCATTTTACACAGAGGCCCCCTGCTTTTGGGCAATGTATGGTGCCCGTCTGAAAAGTGACGCCATACATCTCCAATGTATTCGTTATGTTCATTGTCTTCTGGTGTCTGTACACACTCTACTCTATGAGTTCTACTGAAGCCATCCCCGCCATTTTCAAGCCGCTCTATCACTTTGTATATTCCGCCCCGTCGATCGAGGTACACTTTTCCAACCTCGATTTTCCAGTTGGGGCCCGGCTCATATGTTCTGAGCCGTTCTCTGAATTCCTCGGTCATATTCTGCGTCATTTCAATTTCGCCTCAATTTCCTGTGCAGTATTGGAATCCATTATCGACACGCATTCATGTGCCAGCATTCTTAGAAACACTGCGTCAGCAGGAACGTCCGGCATTGCTATCTTCTTCCATGCCAGCTGAAGGCACATGGCCAGCTTGTGGTCAAGCGTAACAGAAGGTGAAGGACTTTGGTTGCCGACCACTGAAACCAGATCGTAAGAGGTTCCACTGCTTAACGAATTCCATAACGACCCATCTTCTTTGTACTCATATAGGCAATTTAGCTTGTTGGAACGAGGATCATCAGACAGCTCAATGCACCGTGCGTCGAAGCGTCCAGTATCTGAGATACCTGTCACTCGAAACAGCGACCCAGTCCCATCCTTGTACACTTTACCGACTTCAAGTTTCATTATGCCTCCGGGAACAGATGCTCCTGCAGTGATCGAAAATCGCCCTTCGAGAACTCTTCCTTCGAGAATGAGCACAGCCTCAACAGGCTTCCATAATCTGCGTCGTGCAGGCTGCGAAGGATGAGGCGTCGGCTAATCGACGTGTCCTCCAGGTTCGCTTCCTGCAAGAGCTTTCCGATCCTGTCTCCACTGGTGTCTGACTTCTCGAATGACATGTGTTTCTTTCCCTGTGTATTCGGGGCTTCCATTCAATGCGATTGAGCGCCAATCAGCACAAATCTGATCAGCTTCCGACTCTGTAACATGGAACAGATTCACCAGATAGTCAATATTTCGGCCATGACAGACAATCGACAGTTCTTCTATGAGAGCTTCAGTAAGAGTTTCGATTCCTCCCAGCATTGACACACACAGTGCAAGATAATCGTACGCCGGGTGTTTTCCAGACTTGTACAATGTTGCTATCGGGGCTTTTTTCATCTCGCTGTTGGTAAGTGGATTCCGGTCATTATCTATTATCTGGATGTGAAGAGTCTTCTCTTTCTCATCGTACTGCCAGTTTCCTGCCCACTTATATGGCGTCGCGTTGAACAGCTCGATCCTGTCAAACGGAAAGTCCGACGACACTGTTCCGGTAAACTTCTCTCCAGCCCGTACTGTCATGAGATCACCTTTTCTTTGAGCGTAATTTCATGAGTGCCTTGAAGCAGTGATATACACATCTCTGCTGTTTCCTCGGCACCCTCTGGTCCAGTCACACTGCTGATGGCCAGCTCTAATGCCTTCTTCAGATACTGGGACTCTGGAAGAGGCGGAACTGGCCCAGTGTACTCCTCTTTAATGGCGAAACCTTCGCCGTGGTCATTGCAAAATGACCCATCAGGTGCATGACGGAACTTTGCGCCTGCCGTCGATCCCCCTGGTTCTTTGGGGTTTCTACAGTAAACAGTCTCCATTACCAGCGGGGTGTCACCGGCTTCAATATCAATCAGCTTCACGATTGTGCCAAAGTAGTCGACATACATTTTGCCGACTTCAAAGTTAATCTTCTGTGCCATTGCTCAGTCCTCCGGTAAGTGGTTTTTGCAGTTCCTGCACGAGAACATCAGGCTGCGACAGGTTCTGCAGTGCCATTCCCTGGAACTGGGCAGGGGTGACGCCCTCGGCTATTTCCCATTCGGGGTCCAACCTGAAGTCTGGCCAGAATCGATTGAACATCTCGTGAGCCGTTTCATTTGTCAGGCATCCCATTTCGACAACGATGTCGCACCGCCCAGGCCGACGCAAGGCCGGATCGAGGTGATCGAGGTGATTGGTCGTCATTATCAGGATTCGTCCATGCGAGGCAACAACTCCGTCAATCGCGTTCAGGAGCCCGGATAAGGTCAGTGTTTCTTTCCTGTCTTTGTCGCTCCCGTCCTCACGGCTCTCAGCAGCTTCGAATGTGTCAATATCCTCAATCAGGACGACTGATTCACTGTCCAATTCGGATAATGCAGTCAGCAAAGAGGAGTCGGTCATTCCTGCAAGGCTCAGGATGTGAAGCTTCTTCTTGAAGTGGCTGCACAGGGCCAGTGCCATAGAAGACTTACCAGTACCTGGGACTCCGTGGATCGCGATCCCCATGCGGTAGGGAATTCCGCATGTCTGGTACCAGTCTTTTCGACTGACGAAGTTCTCGATGGAGTTGATGAGCTTTTGTTTGACCTCGTCAATCGCCACCACAGTGTCCATATGCCGAACCGGCTGCCTCTTTGCATCACCCCATCCGAAGTGGCTGTATCTAATAATGGAGATGCTCTCGTCGTCAGTGTGGCTATCGTCCAGCTGTTCCAGGAGCCTTCTCAGCTTGCCCTGTCGGAACCCCAGAGTCTTGATCTCGATGTACTCTTTGACGCTGGTTCCATCCCCTTTTCCGTCTCTCTCATAACGGGACATCCTGTAGGGCCAGCCGCGATGCCAGAAGGTGAAGGAGCCATATCCAGGAGATATGGTCACCTCTTCTTCGTCGTAGCGCCCGTTATTGGCCCTCAGTGTTCGGGCTTTCTCTGAGTATCCCTTCTGGTGGAACCACTTCATTGCGTGGAAGAACAGCGGACAGTCGTTATTGATATTGACTGTTACGGTCAGGTATCGATTCAGGAGCCGCAGAATGTCATTGGGTACGCTGCGCGCCCAGTAGGACAAAACGCCCAGTACCCAGACACCAATGACGCCCCCTACGACCGGATTATCCTTCGTCCACGATGTGAATTCTTTTGCAAACAGCTGGATGTCTTCGGTAGGCAGTGAGTCCAGCATTGACTTAGCCGATTCCAGTATTTCGTTCATTGAATTCTCCGGTTCGCGTTGGGGTTATTTATCGTCCAGTGCCATTTCTGCGGCCTCAATCAAGTGCATTCCAAAAACCTGATTGCCATCTCGCACAACAACATCTGCGAGCCACCGCATAGATCCTGTTTCTTTCAGCCTCATGATCCACTGAGCCTCCGGCAGCGACATCTTCTCGTCCGGCCATGTCAATCGCAGCATTCCGAACAGCCCTGCGAACCCTTCTGGAAGCTCACCGGCAGCATGCTTCTTCTCCCACTCGGGACAGGTATCCATCTCTGGGAGAAGAGAAAAGGCACGCTCTGGGGTCAAAGACGAAGGCCGATTTGCGATCGCTTCGTCTTCATTCTCAAACGGTTCATACTGTGTCATGTAACTTATCCTTCACGTTGGGGTTATTTATCCAGATTGTTGCCTACGATCATTTCCGAGAGCACGCTGGCAAATTCATCAGGATTGTTGGGATCGTACTTAGGCAGGCACAGCTTCACGGCAGTTGTGACCTGCTGTACTCGACTGGCCACCGGAGACTCATCTGCCAAGTTGAATTCCGCAATCTCTTCTGCTGTCGGCGAGACTTCAAATGGGCTCAGGTTTGACCTTGGATAATCATCCTGTTCTTCCCCATAGTGCCCTTTGGAGGAAAACCACGTGTCTGGGAGTCCGGGTTGCCCATGACTGTACCTGGTCCCTATGATGGCATTTTTCGTTGACTCAGATCCGAATCCAGTGACTTTGACAAGAACTCCTGAGCCCGTTCTGTAGTACTTACCAACCTGAAATCCTGCCTGGTTTTTCGTGGTCTCACCTGCAGTCGCCTCTTGAGTCTCAGGCTCCAGCTCATTCTCTCTGAGACACCAGTCCGCTTTGCCATTTGTGCATCTGTAATCACCGACCCCTGCATTGCATTTGACAATCGTCACTACCTCTCCTACGGAAAACCCGTGTCCATACTTCCGGGCTGTGACGCGGACTCTATTTCCAACTGGGTACTTCATGGGTTATCCCCTTGCGAACAGGTGCGTTGCAGTCCGACTTTCTGTGCTGCTGTACGTGCTTTTTCTCCACGTATCATTCCAGCCTGATGCCCTTCACAGTCCTCACAGACATTTCGGAGCTTGATTTCACTATGATTGTCCATTCTGAGGTCCGACTTTCGGACTCGAATAGGTGCTCCGCATCCGAAACAGAAGTCTCGATACAGCTTGGAGTTCTTGATCTTCTCACCACGCTTCTCCATCACACGCTCTCCTAAGCGTTTCATTGATCAGCTCCCAGTACAGAACTCATAAACAGGAACGCCCTCGTTGCAGCTTTCTCCCAGGTGCCCATCAAGAGTGACGCCTTCAAGGAAGCAATGATGGAGATCTTTGACTGAGTGCATTGCGTCGTTGAACAGAGCACATAGCTCCAGCCAGGTTGGATTCTCAAGAACGCCTGACGTCCAGTGTCTCGACTCCTCTCCGCCCCAGCCAGTGTTTCTGCCGAGGTACACGATGCACTTTCCTTCGATGGCGATCTCATCCAGATTATCCACTGGAAGGTCATCGGCTGTCGGATACGCAGAGTAGACCATCACACAGGGATTATCACTGTACTGCTCCACGTACTGTTCAGCTTTAGACATAATGACATCTAGCTTCTCCACATACTCGATCTCAGAACTCATCTCAATCTCCATTTCTACGGGTGGGTACGCACCGGGTCCCTAAAGATCACCAATACGAACTAAGGCATCACGTCGATAGCATTTCGGGCATCGCGATGGCTTTTTCTTACGATTTCTATGCTTAACCGATTGCTGACAATGGCTGCATCGGTATCTGCCCTCTTTCGGGCACTTCTTGCGCTTTTTCTTCACCTGAGGTTTCTCTGCCCGACGAGGCTTCGGCTTCTTTGGGGTCTTGGATGTGAAAGCAGAAAACTTCCTCGACACAATGAGCCTGGAGTAATCTTTGAGGTTGGATCGGCAGATTGTCGCCAAAGCCTCATTCGCTCCTGTCAGAGGCCTCTTCTCCCCAGAGGAGTAAAACTCAGCAGAGTGATGACATGCCTGGCATACAGGAACAAGGCACTCAAGAGTCCTGCCTTCCAGGGTGTTCCGGTCGTAAGCAGTGTGATGAACCTGGTCAGCAGGCCTGGAACAGGCCACGCACTCTGGACTACCGAAGAGGACAAGACTCCTTATCCTGGACCAAAGCGCTGAGGACAGGTACTCCTTGTAGTCTGAGTACCCCATTTGTCTGAGGTTATAGTTCCTGCCAGCGTAGGTGTATTCTACTGGAGTCTGCATGGAATTACCGAACAGCCTTGCCAAGAATCATTCGTATCGTGTTCATTGGAAGATCATACTTGCGAGACAGTTTTCGCATGGACATCCCGTGTCTTCCGGGGCCGAACTGCTTGTTGATCGCACGGCGAACTGATCTTGTCGTCCTGTTGAATGCTGACCGGGCTTCCTCTTGCCTCTCATACTTTCGACGTTCGCGACCCTCTCTTCTCTCTGAGGGCCCCTGAATCCCGAGCTTACGGTTTGCCTGGAGCTTATGCGACCTGACTTCGTCAGGAAACTCCGCAGACTCATGGCACGATCTACAAACAGGATGGAGGTGCGTAAGGTCCGATCCAACCAGGGTTCTCATGTCGTATGAAGCATGGTGTATCTGGGTAGCGTATGCCTGACATGAGATGCAGGTTCGCCCTTTCTCTTCAAAAGCCATTTCGCGAACTACAGGCCAGATATCGCCGTTCGGGTAATGCCAGTAGGACTCATATCCCAGAGACTTCAGGCTCTTATTGCGCTCCTCATAGCCATGCTTACTGATAGTGTCCTGCTTAGGTCTACGCTTAGTCTTTCTTCTTATGCCCTTTCTTGTACAGACGATGCTCTTACTCTTGTACTTAGCCACAGCGCGCCAATCCTTCGGATGGTGAACGTTGTATGTAGGCCCCCCAGCCCCCCACGAGAAACGTGAGAGAACTGAAGGGTCTCGTGCTTACTTCGGCATGGAGCCACGCAGCACGTTTCGGCCTGCCAGGTCTTTTGTAGCTTATGAGCGCCCCTGGCAGTTTAACCCCCAGACGCTCGCTAATGTCTCATTGGCTCCAGAATCGCTTCTGAGAGCCGTTCTCTTTCAGGACGACGTCCAGGTCGTATTCCCGGGTCACGTCGCCACGTGTCGCTCTGAGGCTGCTTGTCTAAACTCCAGACGACTCTGCAGCCTCGTGTCTGGTAGTAAATGGGAAGCCCAAGAGTCGAACTTGGGTGATGCGGGATATCTCCCTATTGGCCACCCCATGTGCAAGAGGGATTCGAACCCTGCCACCGTCCACGGCGAGACGGAATTGAACCGTCAACATCTCCGATCTTCCCAGATTTGCCCCTGCCGGACTTGAACCTGCATCTCCAGGTCTCCGACCTGGTATCCTGCCAATTAGACGAAGGGGCTTCCACTACTCTCGGTCTGTCCCGTGCGTAGCCTGTGTCAAGCGTCTCTCCGCTTTGTCAAGACCCCACTGTCCCGTCTGGCTGCCCGAGGAGTTCTTCTGGAATCCACCCAGCCGGGCTATTCGGGTCTCCAAGTGATGCCATTGTGCTGCTCCTCTGTGAGTTCTCGGTAGTCCTTGGGCTCGTAGTTCTGTCTGTCCATCAGAGTCATCTCAGAGCAGTCGCAGGTGTAACGCGTACCGTCTTCACGTTCGATGATTGGCTGCTGGAAGTCCCCGTCGAGGAATCCGACGACCTGATCTTGATCGGATTTACGGAACGTCATTGTGCTGCTCCAAAAGAAATCCCCTGCCGTACACAGAACGTGCGCGACAGGGGCGTGGAAATGTCAGGTTGCGTATTACGTCCGGGCATGAAAAAAGCCCTGAAGTTTGGGCCAGTGCCGGTCAAGGCGGGATGTCATACTCTTACGAGTGTGAAAAAGAGAGACATCCAAACTTAACTGGCCCTGACTTCAGGGCTCTCGATCACACTCTTGTGGCATCCAAGGGTGACTAGACCTCAGATGGCGTGAATCTTCCGTTCCTACTGGGGGATTGTCAAGAGATTTCGGCGGGAAAATCTTCTTAGGCTGGAATTTTCTCAATCAACTCAAATCCTTTGGACTTGATCCTGGTCTCCACCATCAGCCGATCGACGTATGCGGGTTCCCATTCGCCCATCAGCTCCTCGGGATGCCCGTCAAAAGACGACGTCTTGTCGGTAACGTTGTATTTTCGCTTCCGGCATTCCTCTAAGAGTCTGATGTACCGGTCTCTCAGGTAGCCGAGCTTGTCGTAGAAGAAACGTACATGCCCCTCTCCGAGAGAGAATCGATCGGGCAGGTTGTTCAGGTTGGCCTTTCCAGATCTGATCGCGTTGGGGATGCGGGTTATCTCGCGTTGCTCAGCGATCAGCAGCTTTCCCGGTAGTTCCTCTGGGTCAATTCCTACGTTGATTCGTGTCATTCTATTCCTTCAGGTCGATTCCAAGTGCCGCACAGAGATGTCGGATGTCGCCGCGTGTTCGCACTTTTGTGTCCATTGATCGAACCCGTGCGGAGAACACAGAAGGCTGATCCGACACGATGCGTTGACTATGCTTCCGGGGAGTTTTCGCGGCTTTCGTCTCACAGTCCGTACTCCTCTCGAAAGGCTTCGCGAATCTCTATGTTCCTGTGCTTCTTTGTGAGATAGCTGGTGTATTCCTTCTTGTACGTAAGGCAGTCGTCCCACTCCTCAACAGCAGTAGCGAGAGCAGCTTTCAGGCGATCGACCTCGTCCAGCAGAGAGAGGATTGCCCTTGCTGAAGGGATTGGGCCGCCGCCGACTGTCCGCATAGCCTCTTCGCGATAACGGAGTCGGATTTCTTTCAGTTCCTCGTCAGTCATTGTCCCGTCCCTTTGGTTCAGTACCATGTGAGATCAGCCCGGCAACCGACTTGGCTACCGGGCCCAGGATGTGAAGGTTATGGCTTGCAGAACTGGATTGTGACGCCGTCAGGATGGCTGTTGGAGCGGCACTTCAGTCCGTTCCGTTTAGCCTTCAGGTAGCAGGACACCATGAAACTGTCGGTCAGTGTTCGGTAGTGCTTGCCCTTCTTGAGGCGATGGGATTCACCGTCCATCCATTTGTCCCACGGGTATCCACCAATCGGACGTCGACGCTTGTTGAACTTTGGGAAGTGCGGGCTGTATTCCGCAATCATCTGAACGTCGTGTCCAGTCGAGTGCAGCTTGTCTACCCGCTTCTTAGAGCGATTCGCCCGTTTGTGCTCTTTTTCCAGTCTGTCGACGATCTTAGTCGACTCGCTGGCGGATGCGTCTGCTCCAGATTTGCCCGGAACATCGACCTGCGTTGTCTCGAACTGAACATAGAGTCCACTGCAATTCTTCTCGGTCTTCGCAGCAATGCCTTCCTGCCGGGCATACTGATAGACCTCTTCTTCGAACTCGGCCAGATCGCTGTCAAAGTCCACTCCACGCTCCATGTAGCGCTGCTTCCCATCTGCCCATGCATGCCATGGGTACCTCGAAGCCTGTGAGGTTTCGAAATCATGTTCTTTCTCAGTTACTACGCGAGCCATTTCATGCTCCTTCAAAAAGGGGTTAAGAAGGGCAATCCAGACAAATTGGACAACCCTGAATCAGTAGCGCCAAGCTTGGCGCTCTCTTTATGAGCTGCTGTACATCTTAGTGACGCGGTCGAATTGTGACTTCCAATCCCACTCATCAAGAATGAAGCATGTGAACTCAGCGTGGGTCAGCTTCATTGTTTCGGCGACTTCCCATTCGGCAATGCCGATCGCAGCGTCATACTCTTTCGAGTAGTTGCGGGGGGCTTCAAGGTTGAGGTAGAGGTTGTCCAGAAGACAGACTCTTCCGAAGACACCAGCGATTTCCTCTTTTGGGGTGTCTTCAAGCAGAGCCAGCTTTTCAGTCTGGGCCCGCTCCAGCTTCTTGGCGGCTTTGGCAAACTCCTCCTCGATTTTCTCCCTGACATTCTCTTTGAAGCCCGCCATGGCCTGTTCG